GCATGTTGATAAAAACGTTGTTCGTGGTACATATAATCATGCAAGTTACTTAGATGAACGAAGAACAATGATGCAAGACTGGGCTGATATTGTTGATAGTTGGAAGGAATGAGAATGAATGACTGGCTCTACTTCTACATTGAACACACAATCAAATATGGTGAGCCATTCTATAAAGATGTTGGTTGGTCGCGGGGCTTAAAGAATAATTATGTGGTTTTGAGTGGGGTGAAAAGTTGAAGAATATGTCGCCTGTGAAATTTAGCTTTGTTGTTAGTTTGGCTATCTCTTTTATATTCTTATTAATTACATTTTGGATTTTCTATAAATATTCATGGAGTGCCGAAGCTGCTAAGGATGCCTTAAGCACGACTGGAAATTATTTTGGCGCTGCAGCGACTTTGGGTGCTGCAATAATTGCTGCTTACTTATTTAATGATTGGCGAGACCAGAAAAAGTATGAATTAGGAAAAGAGTATATAGAGAAGTTTGCTATCTCTGTTTTCGATATATACGATTCAATTTTCTCACAAAGTAGTCAGATACTATATATGTATGAAAATTACAATAAAGCTAAAACATACACTATTCTAAGATTAGATAATGTAGATTTCTTGAATATTTCAGAAAAAGATAAATCCACCCATTACCACTCAAGCTTCATTAGTCAAATAATCCCAGAAAGTGAATTTAAATTAATTTATGAAGATTTCCAAGAATGCCTTATTTATTTATGTTGGATGAATGATCAAGTTTACAACATATATTTTAAAGAAATTCTTAATTCAAATGATGGTTCACCTTATATAGCATATCATTTGGAGGAAGAGAAAATGAATCAAGACCAACTGGCTAATTATAAGAAAATTATGAAAATTGTAGGAAAAAAATCACCCCTAAAAATAGAAAATCAAGAAAAACAGTTAACGTATTCTGAATTATTGAGTAAGTTTACAAACTCATTTGATAAATTAAATAGTGAGATAATAAAGCACATAAAACCATAAGCTACAAAGCCCTCATCAGAGGGCTTTTACACATATACCAACATTCACATTACTATTAATCGTATGAGCTGAACATCCTGAAAATAGACACAAAATAAAAACGCTCAATATCAATGAAGATAATGAGCGTTTGCAATGATGAATCACTTGATTACGCGATTCGGTTGTTGATCCATCCATAAAAGAATTGCTCCTGTGTTGGATTACGTTCGCAGATTTCGATATAGCGCTGACCTTGCATGATGTTCAGTACTCGTACCAAAACCTTCTCACCCTCTTTACCGCGTTTGGCCATAAAGGCTTTTAGAGCGTTTAAAGTTGCTGGACCATAGATCCCGTCAATAACTAAATCTGGCCATCCACCTTTACCTTGATTGTTCAAAAGATTCAAAGCTCGTTGTACCAAAGGCTTTGCAAAACCAGTGCCGCAATTAACTCCTGTATCGAGTAGTTCTTCAGCAACAGCTGCACTGATTACATTTACCTGGTCAAATCGCGGCGAGATCCAATACTGTTTTCGATAAATGTCTTTGGCCTCATTTAATGGCAGATCTCGCATGTGACCTTTAAATCCACTGGCACGGGCTACAGCTTCGGTAATACCGAAATTTGTAGGCCCACCTCGATCGGCAGGATTGTTTACGTATCCCCCCTCTCGGTTAATCAACTCTTTTAAATACTGTTCAATGTTCATTTCACTTTCCTTTAGGCAATAAAAAACCGCCTTTCGGCGGTACGGGAATCAAATTAGATTTATTTAAAAATTGAGCCAAACGTTTCTTTGACTTCTAGAATGATCTCAGCAAGTGACTTACCTTTCATCAGCTGCACAGCTTGATACAAGATACCAATGCACAGCATCCCAAACACTGCAAACATAAGCATTACAAAGCCTTGAGCCATGTGAGAGTAATGTCCCAAATTAAAATACTCAATGAATGCAGCTCCGCCAAATAAGCTAATGGCCACACTGAAAACAAACTTCATCACAACACCAATGTTGATCTTGATTCGTCCCTCCTTATCAATATCTCCACTTAATGTAAGTGCGAAGATAGCGCCTACAACTGCAGCAAAGATTTTTAAAACCCACGGTAGTGCTTTGATCGATAAATGCTCATGCATTTTCATTTCTCCAGATAATAAAAAACCGCATTTAAGCGGCTTCATTTGTTTTAAAGTTAAATTTCGATTTGTGTCACTGTGCCTGTGGGCGCACTTCTCTTTATTTCATTTCCACTGATATAAACTTTTGCTCCAACTGGGTAAACTGTTGAACTGGTGCACAGTACAAGCCCTGTCCCGTCCACAACTAAAACTTTATAGTTTGGGTGATCAGCACTCTGAACAGTGGCTATAAACTCAGGTGTTTTGGGCAATAAATCCAAAAACCTTGATAATGCATTACTCATGATTCACACGCTCCACAGTCACAGATTGCGTCACTTTGCTGTATGTGAATGACACACTAACACTATCAACAACACCCCAAAATTCAGCATTAAAAGCAAGAATATCAGCAGGTTTACACTGCCCTATCTCACTTGTAAGCGGCATCGAGAAAGTGTGACTTTCAACAAGTCCAGCTTTTGCAAGTTTAGATTTACCATAACTTCCCATGACTTGATTGCTAGTAAATAAGCGATTATTGACTGATTCATACAACACATCGCCGCTAGTACCTGTTCGCTTGATTTGACCGGTTTGCCCCGTTTTATCGTTGGTGAGCGTCACACCGTTGTAGTCGGGATAGACTTCATAATCAGTGGATTGCTCAGTGACGATAGATTCAGGCAGCAGAATGTCATATTCACTAATTGCAATCGGGTCCCAGTATGTCTTTTTGTACATAGGCTTGACTGTAATCGCTTGGCTATCAGCTTCACTATAGATAAAGCCGCCACCTGCTGCCGCAATTTCCTGAATCGCCTTGATTGGGGTTGATCCGTTATAACTAAAAGATTCAGTTGGTACGATCCAACCAAGTGCATCAATCAGTTGCCAGTTCAGCATTAAATCTGGATAAGCAGAACGATCAATTTCGGCTTGTGCCAATTGCACTGACGTACGCTCATTTTGCTGTAAAAATGCTCGTGGTGGCGAACTTGGCGCATCAAGCAATGCCGATACACTACGCCCTGTCAAAGTGTAGGTTTCACTCGCAAACTGGCGTGACCGAGTACGATTTTCTAAAAGCATAAGATGCTGATAACCATTGACCACGATTTTAAGAATCACTGGCTGCCCTGCAATCGGATCAAGCTTTGATAATTCAAATGCTGGAATGGTTAGATTATAGCTCCAGCACCAACTACTTCGATCTGTTCTATAGCTGCCATTGAACACATGGATTTTTTGCCCGTTATCAAGGCGTGATACTTCAATTTCATTCACAATATACCACCAATTTTTATTCGGGATGCTTGGTATGCAGTCATCTGCACCAAAATTTAAAACGATGTTGTGCGAGTCAACGTCATGACATAAACATACGAAATTTAAATCTGTTGAGCCGACATACTCAGGAATTGGTGTGGGTGGAAAAGGTTTGATTTCAGACTTTCGATAATAAACAGGTTTTGCAACATCCCATTTTATTGAATCGGTTGTGATGAACTCTAAGCCCTTGTCCCATTCAAACGTGAACCGCTTCTCAAATACATGAGCCACTTCATGACTAAACGTAAACTGCTTGCGTTTTCGAATCATTTCCTGCCAATCAGTTTGTCGATTGATCAGCAGCTTTTTAGATTCTTCAAATACCAACGTTCGAGCAATAAAACGCTTATCGTTCTCTTGCCACACAAGTTGATAGTCTTGACTTAAACCTGTTGCTTGCTCAAATACAGTTTTAACCGCACGATGTAAAACCTGTGCTTTCTCAAATTGATCAGTAACTGCATTTGATATTGTCAAACCACGGTCAAAAATAAAGGCGCTGTTATGCGCCTTAAATCTTGCTTTGCTGTATCTCAGATGTTGTTCAAGTAATGCGGGTAAAGCCTTTTGATAAGTAATGTCAAATGCATAAGACACCCCGACAATATGATTAATATCGAATACCGCATCAATTTGAAATTGAAATGTAGTATCTAAAACCGTATCAATCGTGCATAGGTTTTCAATAAATACTGCTTCAATTTCAAAAATAAAGCCCGTATCTAAAACCGTGTCAATCTGCCCGATGACATCCGTATTTTCACTAAATACAGCATCAACTTCAAAGATAAACTCGGTATCTAGTACCGTGTCAATGACCGCACTATTTACAACACTGTCGGCATAAATTGCAGTGACTTCGAAACTAAAATCAGTCTCTAAAACCGTGTCAACAGCTGCGGATACATCATCTCCAAAATTGAGATTAGTCGAGCCGTCGGCTAAATGCTCAAAATTGAGAATGATATTGTGGCTGTCGGTATTATCAGGCTTAAAGTTTAGGTTTAGGTTGTGTGCATCAACGGTGCCAAGCTTATTTTCAAAATCCACATGCACACCCTTTCAAAGTTAAGGTCTGAGTTTTATTGAAGTGACTGATAGTGTGCCGCCAAGTGCTAGATTGGTATTAGCAAGCGTAATATCCGTACCCACGGTTAAATCAGCAGCGACTTCACCTGCACCATTATATATTCGCGCCCATGTTGCAGTGCCCGCCTTAATCACATTACCTGTATCGGTTGGATGAAACTCAACATAAGTTGGCGTGGTTTCTTTAATACAAGGCTCAGGAAATACCAAAGTGACTAAAGCTTTGTTTGAATCGGCTGCAATTGACGTATTCGCAGGCTGAACACCCTCATAAAAAATAACGGTAGCACTTTGGCTACCGCTATCCATGAAATTTGCAAAGGCTTGAATCATCGCAAGCCGAGCGTTGACTGATGTTTTACTCATTTTGGCACCACGTTATCTTGGATGACGGCGTTGAATTGCTGTTTTTTGTCAAAAGCAACAATGAAAGTATTTAGGTCTGTATTTAGCCCTAAAAACTGATAGTTGCCATTCTGATCTGGCTTGCGTATAGCAATTGGTAGCAAATTGGCTTTGTTGTAAAGCACAACAGATGCGTTTTGATACTGCTGACCAAGTTTTTTGACGGAACCTTGAATTTTTGCTACTACAGGTCCAGTTGTAATACTTTGCAGCATAAATAATGATGGTAATACTTTTCGGTTTAATGGTTTCATTGCATTTCCCCAAGATAGTAATAAAAGCCGCATTGAATGCTACTACTTGCAACATAACTGGAATACACATACATGCTATTTTCAGCAACTAGAGGTAAAGCTTGAGTTACACCTTTTGATTGCCCCGCATAATGAATATGCTTTAGATTTCCTCGTAGGGTTTTAGCTAAATCACTAAAAGGGATTTGCAGAGCTGAAACAGCCTGACCATCATATAAATTAGAATAACCCGAATAAAAATCAGGCAAAATAGGATTTGCTTTTTGAGGGAGGGACGGGGTTAAGGCATCAGTTTTTAAAACAAAAAATCTTGAACGTAGCTCATCAGCCCTTAATGCCTGAGCCCCTTCTAAGGTCTGAATCATTGGAGTAGCGCCTGAGTTGTGTGATGTTAAGTGTGTTATAAGAAACCAGTTTGGCGTTATTGAGTTGTTTGGTGAATCATACAGGCCACATCCATGTAAGTTGGCATACACACCGTCGTATTTTGAGCAAACTGAAAAATAAAAGGCATCAGCGTCACCAGTTAATGCAAAATATCGCCTACCATCAGTTGGAACATACTTATCTTGAAAGAAGTCTGCAATATCATAAGCTGTTGCATAGTACCATCGACTCCACCCTCTAACACAATTCGTGCCCGTCCCTGTTATTTTCCAATTCTTTGCAGGGTTTGCAGGATCAAAAGGCAACTGCAGCACACCGGGGTCTTCATAGTCATCAATATGAGTCATTTTTTCAAGCAATCCAACCATGGCTGATTTGGCATAAGTTGATGTGTAGCTATTTGTCCCATCTGAAATGGTTTCATCAACACGAATAAACGGATGCTGTGCCGTTGGATTTTTAGCACGATAAACACGTTTCACATCATTGGTATCGCGGAAAATAATCTCATAACCGAGTGATGCTAATTTTCCTGCGCCAACTGTTGTGATGCTTGTTTCAGCAATTGCGGTATGTGGTTTTAAAATCAACTCAGTTGCGCTTGGTACGCCTTTGATGCGGTATTTTTGATTCAGTGATACAGGGCTAAAACCCGACAATTCAACTATCTGAAATAGCATTGCATTATGTGCTGAGTATAAGGTGATATGCACATCGCCTTGCGCATCAATAGATGCTGCTGTGATCTGGGTAAAATCAATGCCTGTTACCAATGCTTTATCAAGCAGTCGAATTAAGTCACCCCAGTTATTACCCAGCGTTAAGCCATTCAAGTGGCTAAAAAATTGAACATCTACATCTGTCGCCATGATTATTTACTCAATAAAAAAGGCTGCACATGCAGCCCATTGGGTTAATTATTTAAATATCTCGATCAATATCGCCGCGATACATGATCTGGAAGTTGTCACTTAATGTTGTAGGTTCAGATTGCTTCACTGTACGAATACACCAGATTGGGTACATAGCAGCAATGGTATTGAATCGCAAAACATTGCCATTTGCCCAACCTGCACCCCAGCCCTCTTTTTTCACTGTAAAATATGGCAAGCCAGTCACAGGGTTAATCGGTGCAAAATCCACATTCACACTACCAGTACCAATCTGACCTGAATATTCACCAACACAGCGGAAATTCGTGTTATCCGTGAAAATCAGTGCCCAGCGTTCCTGAATTGCACCTTTGTTCGTCACAGCAATTGGATACAATGCATCGTTATAGTTGGCTGAAATACCCGCACCTGTGGCTTCATCTGCCCATGCGTTATTCCACGTGTTTTGTGCAAATTTGGCTGTATAACGACTAAACATATCACCAACAACCAACGCTGAACCTACAATCGAGTTATCAGCATCATAGTTATGGGTCACAGGTTTAGTTAACGTGATCTGGCCATTAATCTGCACATCATTGATCAGGCCCATGTCTTGATAACGATATGCTGCCGAAATTGGTGCAACTAAGGCATTAAGTGCAAAGTCACCACTTAGCGTCACTTTGCCATAGTCATAATCGACTACATACATATCAAACGGAACTTTCACACCGTTACTATCTTCCAGTTCACACCAAGAAATACGCTGATCATTTAAATCGTAGGTCTGACCTGCAACATGGTTTGGCAATTGTTGAAGCTTAGATGAAGCAATCACACCAATATCACCAACACGAAAGATTGGCACACGACCATCAGGCGGTAAACGTGTTGCCGATAAGCCTAATATTTCAGCATTAAGCGGAATGTAAGTATAAGCTACAGCGTTATAACGAACCGAAGTTGCATCAATCCAAACTGGTGCATTCACCCAGACAGTATTTCCTGTGTCAGTGTAATCAAGCAATGGATCGTACCAATCCTCATTTACAATCTCAGGATGATCAGATTTTTTAGTTCTCTTGTAGAAATAGATGTCTACAAAGCCCGTATCGTAATTGATTGAGCCGTGCGCTTCGTCTGTTTCAATAATGCCCGCTTCATTTGCAGTAATTGTTAATTGGCCACCGCTGATTTTGCCAACAACCACAGTTAAAGAACCTGGACGAATTGGAATCGTTGGCGTTCTAAAGCTGACATGATTGATTGGTAGCATATCTGTCGTGGTTGTTAAAGATTGCAGCGTAATCAGATTATCAACATTCGGCGTCCAACTCTCCAATTCAATGACACCCGTGCCATATTGAATAACACCTGATTGTGTGCCTGATCCTGTGACTGAATCCACATTACGATATAAAAGCCCAGTTCGATCAACAAAGGTATCAGCACCCAATTTAAAGCGCACAGAACTCGATAAGATTTGCTCATCAAAGCCCTGTGTTAGATCAAATTTGAGCTTGTCGGCTGTAACTGTTGTTGAGCTGCTACCTGTACCTGAACTATCGCGATATTTGACTTGTATAGTTGTAGGATTAAAGGCTTTTAGTGTGTGCTCGACACGCGTTACCTCTGACGACTGTGGAAATTTAAACTCAATTGGAGCTGGAATAGCATTACCCATAATTACCCCGAAATATAGCTAGTGACTGGTGTATAAACTGTTTGATATAGCACCGTTATTGCTGTTGGCGTGACTTCACATACCCCTGTGGCATAAATGATAGTGCCCATCACAACCCCAAAATCATTTACAAGATTTCCAGTCGTCCCATCCACTGGAACATCATGCAATGCTACTGTGCTGACTGGGTAGCCCCCAACCGCCATTGACAGCGGTATCTCAAGATCCACCGAACTTGGCTGAATTGCTACACCAGTTCCAATCGTGAAAGTCAATTTTTGATTCTCATCAGGCGTTGCAGTCTTAGTTTGCGATTTACCCTCACCATAATTATAAGTAAGTGTGAAAACAGTATTTTTCTGTGGCAACTTGTTCGGTATTAATCGACCTTTGCCTGTGTTAAAAGTCATAAAACCAGTTGCATCACCCGTGAACTGACCTGCACTATTCACAGTTGCGGTTTTGGTTTCACCCTCTAATAACCAAGTCGCAGTTAAGCTGGCAATTCCGTTATGGAATAGTTGGAAATCCACCCCAGCAGGTGCCACTGACAAATCAGCACGGGCAAAAGTTGTAATCGGACTACCCCATTGCAACAAGATCGGCGTTCCGACATCGGGCAAAGCCCCTGTAGTTAAAAGCCATGTACCTGTGCTGTAGTTGATTGAACCGCTACCAATAGATTCATTTGCACCGACCAAGCGACCAGTTCCATTGTCTTTCAGAGTATAAAACTTACCTTGCGACATGAATGACACACTCAAAGCGCCAGGTGTAGGAATCGGAACTAAAACCCCCGTCCAGTTTGTGCCCTGATTGTTTTGGGTTACGGGTAAAGCGTATGACTCAAAAGGCTGTACGGGTGCTGATGCAGGCTTAAATGTGATACTGATAGTTGCATTGCCCGAACCAATCGCATTGGTCCACACAATATGCCCTGTTTGATAGTCAATCGTACCAACTTGAGTACCTGTCGCTGTTCTTAATGTGCCGCCATTGTCTGTAATAGCCTGCCCAAACAAGGTAAATGCAACACTTGCTGGCATCACACTTGAACCAATGTATAAACTCTGTGCCGTGTTTACGTTTGTTGTAAATTGCGTTGTGATTGTTCCGCTATTCCCTGCAATTAAAGCAGGATTTTCACTGACTGCATTTAGATCAAGCAGTGGTGTTTCTGTTTGAGAGGATGGAATCAACTGAGAAAAAACAGACTTAGCTTGAACCGTGAACCCCCCCACAGCAACATCATCCGCCAGCGCAACACTTGCGTTATAAACCCCAGCATCAGCCACGATTGAATCGCGTAACGTGGTGGCTGGCTTGACATTGTTGTACCACTGAGATGCAGTAACACCAACAAAATCACGGGACAATGGGTCTTGAAACGAATATGTTGCGATCTTGTACTCAACATCATTGTTGTTCACACGCAGAGTTGCTGTACGGGTTTCAACGCTAGTGATACGCACATACTGAGCAAACTCGTTGACTGTCCCCTCATCCACCACAAGCACAATCGTATCACCAATACTATTCTCAGTTTCATTCTTACCCATCGCCACCTGAAATGATTTCATTCCAGAATATGCGGTATCAAGTAGAGAACCTACTGCCTGCGCACCTTTTGCGAGATAGTTTTCCAAGCGATTCTGTGCAGCGTCACGGGTATCAGTATGGCTTTTAGTGCTAAATAAAAGTGCTGAAACGTTCGGATCATCTGGATTCTTTGAAATGAATACAGTTGAACCCATGAGTGCATCTGTATCATCACTGGTCACGCCTGCGAAAATCTTTCGCATTGATACACGGCCCATTGTTCTATCAAGTTCCGAAACATCAGGGAAAAGATTATTGCTTTCCCCGTCAATGACAACTTGACCGCTATATTTGCCACCGCCATCACTGGTATCAGTCAAACGCTCAGATTTATATAAAACTAGATTATTGGTTTCAATCGGCATCTTCGACCTCTAAAAATTTCAATGTGACTTCGTAATAGTCACCATCTGACACTGTTGGAAATCCCATTACTGGCTTGGCATTAATCGCACCATCGCTATGATTAAAAATCACATTGAATTGACGTGTATCGTGTGGATATTCAAAAATCAGTGTGAATTGCTCATCTTGCAGTGCCGACCAGTCTTGAATGACTGATAGATCAGAACGTTTGATCCAGCCCTGCCCGTCACTAGGTGATAGCGTAATTGGTCGTCCAGACTTCTTCTTACCCTCTTGAACAATCAGCGCACCATCAATTGCACGCTCTTGATTTTGCTCAATCGGCTTCCAATCAAATTCGTCAGACCATAAAAAACCGTCCTCAAGTGGGACGGTTTGGGATGTTGCTTTTCGTATTAATCGCATGATTTACCACCGTTTTTTAGCTTGTTCCATTTCTCGGAAAAACTCATCAATCACATTTTGCTGAGAAGAATCACCTTGTAATTCAAACTGTTTACCGCCAAATTCAAACTTGTAGGTTGCTAATGATTTTGGCTCTACATCAATATTTGGCATCTTGATCTGTGAAGTCTCAGGCGGCTGAATGTTGGGTGTAGATGGTGTTTTAGGCGCACTCGCAGACACAGAACCAGATTTACTCTGTAACTTGAGAATATTATCCATCCAGTCTTTTGATGAATTTCGCCCAGTTAGTGCATCAATCCGACCCTGAGCTGTTCCGCCACTTAGAGCATCACGCAACTGATTACCCATCTTAACCATAGCTTCTCTTTTCAATGCCTCGGCTCGCCCTTGCTCCATACCACCAGCAATCAATTGATTATAGAAGTCTTGCGCCATTTGAGCTTGACCATCAGCCATCTGACCTAGACCTTTGGCTGTTTCTGCTGCCTGTGCCTTTCGTTGCTTGTCAATCCGAGCCATCGCCTGCTCCCAAGTCTCGGCAACTTCTTCTGCCTCTTGCTTGGCAACACGTCCAAGTTGACGGAATCCTTGCGCTGCTGATCCGCTTGCAGTCCGCCCAACACGATCTACTGAATCATTCAGTTCGTCCATTGATTTAACAGAGGCTTTGCCCAAACTATCAACTGATGATTGAAGTCCATTTGCTGAAAGTTTAGCTTCATACCATGCAATTTTTGCAGCATCACCAGACGCATATATCTTATCAGCCATATTAATCAATGCTTGTTTGATGTTTTCTGCTGATGCCGTCCCACTATTCATCATTACATTAAATGCTTTCACTTGAGAATCAGCCATTTTATTAGCTTCTTCTCTTGATGTAATACCAAGTAATTTGTACGCTTTTTCCACTTCTGAAATATTTTGGGGTAATTTCCCATTCACTTCATCAAGGTAACGCATACCCATTTCTACTTGCTTAGCAGATAAAACACCTTGTTTTTCAAACTCAATTAACTTGGCTTTGGCTGCATCAATTTCTACCTGACTATCCGCTTTTTCTAGCCACGCTTGCCAACCTTGATAAAGGGTGTTTGATGCTTCCTGACCAGTGATTCCTGCCTCTTCAAGCTTTTGCTTTAAAGTATCAAGATTTGCGCTACCCTGACCAAAGCCTTGCGACATGATATTTGCAGTTTTATCAATATCAATGCCTAAAGCCTTGCCTGCTTCTCGTGCAGCATCCAATTCAGGAGATAAGTCTTTAGCTGATGCTTTTGCTAGATCAATACCTACCTTTAATTGCTCGCCCGTAATTTTACCTTGTGCAGCCAACTCTTTTAGTTTTGCAATCGCTGCATCCACTTCGGCTGGGCTTTTGGCTTCACTTAGCCACTTTTGCCATGCTTTGTATGTCAAATCTGCGGCTTGTTGACCTGTTGCACCGAGTGACTCAAGATTTTTAGCAAAATCATCAAGCGAAGATTTCTTTGCTGTAAACCCATCAGATACTTTGTTTAGCGCAGTATCAAGATCAATTCCAAACACAGCAGCAGCTTTACGACCTTGTCCTAGTCGTGTCTCTAAACTAACAACCGCACCGCCTGCATCTTGCTCAATCGCTTTGACAATCGCTTTGCCAGTTTTATCAAACTCAACTGCTAAACCTTGAGCAGCTATAGCTGTTTGCAATGTTTTTTGTGTTGCAGCATCAGCAGCTTTAACAGTTCCATCCATTGCTGTAAGTTGAGCATTTACCCAATCCTGTGCAGCCTTGATTTTTTCATCACTGATTTTCTTACTTTCAGCCTGATAAGCTTTCTCTTTCTTATCAAGTTCAGCAAGCCCTGCAACCGCCGCATCAATCGCTGATTGGTCACCTGATTTTCGAGCATCAACCAATTGCTGTTGCAGCTTGATACGCTCATCACTAATGGCCTTATAGTCAGAAACATGTTGAGCTTCTTGCGCTTTTAGATCAGTGAGTGTCTTTTGGTTGTTGGTAATACGTTCGGCGTTTTTCTGATCTTGAGTTAAACCAATCTGACGAATTGCTTCAACACCAGCAGATTTAAACTCCACCGCTGCATCGGATGATTTTTTGTAATACTCCTGTGCTTTCGCACTCATTACTTCAAAATCTTTTACAGCTTGAGCTGATGTATCACCAAAAGTTATTTTTGATTTCCAGTAACTAAATGCACCCGCCGCATCATAAGCAGCACCAATGATTAAATTGATACCAATGTTTAAAGCTTTGAATCCATCACTAATAAATCCAAAAACCACATTTACAGCTTGAAGTGCTTTAGTAAAACCACTGGTTTTATCAGTTGCAGAATCAATTCCACTAGAGAAATTAAATATTTGCCCAAGAGTCGTATTAATTACGTCAACTGTAGTTTCAAATACTGTTCCAATTGTAGAGCCTAGTGATTTAATCGCATCATACGCAGACAATAATGCTGTCTTGAGTGCTTCGATAGTTTGCGGATCAATCTTTTTAAGTTGATCGCCAAACCATACAAATCCGTTACCAATATCGTTTAAAAGAGCTTCAACAATATTTAAATTATCAGCAAGTACCGACAACCATTGAGCCACCGTTGCACTTGCACCATTGGCTTGATCCATCTCACCAATTAAGATTTGCCAAGATGTAGCGATTTTTTGAAGTGCATTGCTGATAGTTAAAGGCATTTCAGCATATTGTGCATCCACGCCAGCCTTTTGCTTTTCAAGTGCTGTTAGTACACGTTCTGCCGATAGCTCACCTGCTTCAGCCATTTTGCGTAGTTCACCAGTGGTCACGCCTAAGCCTTTTGCTAAGGCTTCTGCTAAACCGTAACCACCCTCCATGATTGAGTTAAATTCTTCACCACGAAGTACACCGCCCTGCATGGCTTGAATAAACTGGGTAACTGCCGCCTCTGCTTCTTGCGTGCTGCTACCGCCTAACTGAATTGCTTTAGTGACGGTACTGGTCATATCAAGTGCAAATTGCTGGGATTTCCCCATGTCTTTTGCGACAGTGTTTAAGCGAGTGAACAGTGCCCCAGTGTTATCAAGCGTTGAGTTTGTTTGCAGTGCGATTTGATGCACGCCCGACATCGCTTGCTCAAAGTTTCCGCTATCTTTAGTTGATTGCTGAATCTTGGCTGATAGCATTGCATAGCTGTCTGCTGCTGCTGCAAGCTCTTTGACACCTAACCCCATTCCAAGCGCAGCCATAGCACCTACAAGCGCATTTACCGCAAACTTTGCCCCGTTGATACCTTGGTCAAAGCCTGAAGTATTGGCTTGTAAGTTCAATAAGAAATCTAAACTGTTTGAAGCCATCTTATTTTCCTACAGATATGAAAAAGCCACCCGTAGGTGGCGTTGGATTTTAGATTTCTCTTTAGCAGCGTCCGCGCTGTCTTGCTCCGTCATGCTTTTTATTCCAATCAAAGGCATCAACGATTCGGCCAGTAGGCTTGCTATCAATCAGATCGCCATCTGCAATCATTGCGGCTTCCAATTGCTCAAGCTGATCCAGCGTTTCAATTAAGTTGAACAATGGTCGCTGTGTGATGATGATTTTATGTTCTGGGAATTTAACCTCTATTTCTCCCTGCTTTTCAGCAAGGTTAAGCATATTGGCCTTAGATGCTGCCACGACAACATACACAATGCCGTCAATAATGAAATCAGCCTCTACATCGCCATCGCCTACCTGCTTGCACGCAAAAATGAGGTATGCGTTGTCTGTAATTGGATTCATGACAAGACCTCACTAGCAAATGGTAACGATGGTTGTAATTCTCTTTCTAATTGCGCTATTTCATGATCAAGTGGATGCTTTTCATGTTTCCACGCGTTCATGTCTCTAGCTGAGCAACTAACTTGCTGTTTGCGATTTTCGCGATAACCGACAATATGATTATATCTAGCCAATTTAGATTGGAAGGTTTGAGTTATTTGGTTTGACATCCACTCAAATGCATCAATAAATGATTCTTTGATAGCATCGGCTTTTTCACCACTAAAACCCATGACAAGAAACATGAAGCCACGTTCTGTCATTTGATAAAAGCCTGTATTTCTTTTCGTATTACCTATCTGTTTGTTTTCTAAGGTAAACGCAAAATTGCGCTCACGGAATTTCATTGAGCATTTCATATTTTTAATAGCCCTCAATACATCTGAGGCCGCTTTTTGAATGCTTGTGCAATAGCATAACTGGTTGTTCTTGGTTCGCCACTTTCGCTTGATACAAATGACCGAAAGTTAATAGTTGTCATCATGTTCATAAGATTTCCTCTTATTTGCTCATGTTCAAAGAAAAAGAACTGGCAGGCACACTGAACATGAAAAGTATGCTTTTCGGGGATCAGCCTAGCCAGTGGTTGCCTTTTTACAGGCATAAAAAAACCTGCCACTAGGACAGGTTCGGTTAAAACGTATTACGGTTTGTTGGGTAAATTAGGTATTAAAAAACCCGCACTTGGCGGGTTTCATAAAATTAATATTACTTACGGGCAATAAGGCGATGTTGTTGTGACTAGCTTTCCATCCCTTGCACTACATGTTAGTAACACACTACCATCATTAGTGCAGATTCTTGCCATATATTCTTTGGGTGTATTGATTATAACTGATGTTTTATAATTACCTGCTACTGCCAATTGAGAAGATAAGGCCATTTTCTTACACTCGGTAAAACTCATGTTGGTTGAAGTGGACTTAACTTTTAACCTATCTTCATATTCTTTCTGAGCTTTTTCTCTGGCTGCTATAGCATCTTTATACTCTTTTTGCTTATCTCGTATTTGCTTAATTTGCTCTTTACTTCCAGCGCAGGGTTTATCTTGAAATACCAAGCTGCCATTAACTTTGCATTGATAAACTTGAGCATTAGAAGTAGCAGAAAACAAGATCAAAGAAAAAACAATTAATATTTTTTTCATCTTCTTCTCACTTATTCACTACATCAATTTTGAAAATCTCGCCTTTACACACCCAAACAGTATAGGTCTGCATATCAATGTCGTACTTATATTCGGTAGCAGCACAAGAAAAGCGTCCATCTTGATATACAAAAAATCTTGGTTTTGGTTTACCCATTTTTTGCAATAAGCTCGCCTCACTATCACCAACACTAACGAGTTCAAACGATGAGCGCATTGAGTTTGTTTCACGCGCGAAAATACTTGAAGAT